TAGGTCTGCCTCACGTTCAAGTTGCTGTATTACCTGAAGAAGTCCATTTGTTACATCTGGAATTTGTACTGAAGTGAAGGAATCTCGGACTGAAGCACCGGGTTTTACACGGAACTGTTTACCCGGATATATCTGTTCTGTATCTGTACCCGGTTCAAATGCGTTGGGGTCTATAACTGTTAGGGGGGCCGCTGATAAGGATTTGCCCTCTACCATCATTGCATATGAGAAGTTTAATATTGCCTGTGCATCACGGATTGCATAGTATATACCGTCACCCCATATTGATTCTGGATTCTTCTGCCAGTTACAGAAATGGAACGGTAGGGTGTCATCAAATGGATTCTCTGCGATCTTAACAACCTTATCTCCTATAACAGTAATTACAACAGGTAGTGCATCTGGAATATCTTCTGAGTCAATAGGCAGATGTCCTTCTAAGTCCTTACCATCTAAACGGCCCCAAAACTCTAAGACCTCAAACTTCTTTAATCTTGAAGCTGATGTCTCATTAAATTTTTTAGGATGTTCGCTGTCGTCCCATCCATGAGCAAGGCCAATTTCATCTTTTATAACTGTATCAAGTGCGCCCGGTATAAACCCTTCTGCCGTCTTAGCTAGTTTTTTAAGTTGTATTTTACTAAGGAATGATCTTTGTATAACATAGTCTGCATCCTCTGCACTTGATGCTTCTGGTGATGGGAATATATTCCATATACTTACAAATTTACAAGTCGGCATTAACTCTGATTCTAGGAAAGATTCAATCGCCACCATATTATCAGGAGTTGTTACAGTTGTATAAACTGGGAAATTCTTATGCTCTAAAGAAATACCTTTTGTACAACCTGTTCCATAAAGACAAAGTTCATGTATGGCATGTTGGACTTGTTCATTGTAGTTAGTCCTCTCTAGGATATCCCTAATCTTGAACTCCATCTGCTTACTACGTTCAAGGATTGCGTCCTCTAATAGATCAGGTCTGTCTGGTGGTGCCTGTATGTCTGGTGGGTAGAACCTTGGTTTGCGGGAGGGGGTAATACTGAACGGTACCTTGCCGTCTTCAAATAGCAATGTGTTTATCTTGATCTTTGCTGAATTAACCTTACGCCGGGTCTGGTTGACAAAGATTCCTCTTTCACTGGCTAACTCATGTGCTTTTGATATTTTAGATGGATATTTCCCCCTATATGCATCATATGCTTCTAGCCAATGCTGTTCGTGATCTCTACGATAATCTCTTGCTTCTTCAAATTTTTCTTGTATTACTTTAGCAAAATCATCTACGTCTGTCTCAACTACCTTTACCTCTAATGCTTGAACTACACTATCTTCCGGTAGTCCTTGTTCTTCTTCATATTGGGCCATTTAAAACTCTTCTAGTCTTTAGGTTCTAGGTTAATATTTATAATATCACCATTATCCATTGTAAGTATATATTTTTCTTCTTTATCTATATGTTGGGATAATGTCTCCACCATCTTTGACATTGATAGGCATAGGGTGTGTACCATAAGGCCACCAAGATGGGTTCCAAGGTTACGGTGTGCGGCATCAACCAAGTCCTTCAGTATTGGTTGTACCTCACCTATAAAGCCTTCTTCATCTATTATATTACCAAACTCAGCATGAATTACTTTACCCATAATCATAACTGGGAGGGTTGGTAGAACCTTAGTTCCGGTTTCATATATCTCCTACTAATGTCTCTCTCCCATTCTGCCATTGCCGGGAACATCTTGCAACCAAAACATGCTATAGCTAACGCCATAACACAATCATCATGAGAACCAGCCTGCGCCGCCATCTTCCCGTTAGGTAGATTGACGAATGTCTGTAGCTCATCCAGAATCTTGGGACTCCTAATCTTTATTTCATCTTCCCTAATTAATTCTCTTAAATAATCAATTATCAAAGGTTTAGACTTAACTGTTGTATGGAAACCTAACTTTCTTGCCGATCTACTTGACCTTTCATCTAGAATCTTCTCAGAATAAATATCCGGGTATAAATGTACGTCTGATAAAAATTTTAAAGTTACAAGTCCATGATTGTTTCTTTCGACAAGTAGTTTCGCATTATTATACCATTTTCCTAAACTTGCAAGTTGCCATGCAAATAAATCGGGATCAATTTTAACCCTTAACGTGGCAACCTCATCCATATTGGATGCATTTAAGACTACGGCAACACTCCAATCCGTGTCTCTGCCTACGTCTAGCCCCTCTGAGACATCTGCACCTATACGGTACTCCTTGTTAGGAGTGGGCCTCTCCCATATCTGTAGTTCCCCATCATCCATTGATTCTATTACATATTTTTCTCCGCCCCGTTCTTTCCAAGATTGCACGGGTATATGGAATCCTTCTGATGGTCTTTCTCTCTGTAGCTTCTGTGAGACTAATACTTGGTTACTGAGGTTATCCGCATGGAAGACACCCCTACCTGTCGTTACAAATGCCTCCCTAGCTGTGGTTGGGAACTCTTGATGAAATTTTCTGAGATCATTCTGACACTGAGTTTTAATGCATTGCCGTCTCCAGTTTAAGTTCTCTAGGGTTATATCGAACTCCTTTGTCTCTTCTCCTACATCATACTCACAGGAAATGTCTATTAAAGCCAGTTCCGCATCACCACCATATCGTTTATCCTGACCTAATTCCTCTTGAAACTTTTCCTTTTCCTCTATGGAATCAAACGGCTTAGAATAATGACTATATATATACCAAGGGAAGAATACGCTCTCCCATCCTGAGTTGCCCTCTGCCGCATCCCAGTACATGTCATGGAATACACCGCCTACGCCCTGTGCCGTTGATTCTATAACTGCCTCTGTCTCAAACCCCTGTACTACACAGTTTAATAATCCTAGTAAATAATCTTCTCCTGAACCTGACCACGATGCTACCTCACTACAATGTAAATAGTCTATCTTACTTCCACGTACCTCCCGACCCCCTACTGTAGATAAAGAGTAGGATGAGTTTAGACCCCCCTCCTCACTTCCCCAATGTAGGTCACGCCTGCCGCTATATTTAAGTTGTGGTTTTATTTCTTGTGGTAGGTTTTGTTCCATTGTCCGTGTCATCCCAAACATGACATCTGTAGCGGCCTTACTATGGGTGGTAATCTGTACCACCTTATTATGATTCATAGCCGCATGACGGAAGTACCGCCCCTGTACATATGTTGATATACCAAATCTGCGAGCTTTTAAGACTATCATTCTAACATGATTATGTTTAGCTAACTGTCTCTGCATCATGGAATGCATTATAGTCTGTACTTCATTGAGTTCAAACGGAATTAGGTTCCCAGTTCCAAACTCTTGGATTTTTAAACAATTATTAAAATAAAGTAGAGGATCAGCCTGTAACTTATGTATAAGCTCTATTATCTCTTGTTCTTCCATGTCTCCTTATATTATAACGTCTCCTTAAGAAGTGGCGACCCCACCGAGGTACTAGGGGGTAGCGGGGTCGCCTAGGGCTGGAGACTAAGCCCCAACCAATTCTAACCTTATAATGTACAAATATGCAAGTGTGTATAAATGCCTCTAACTACTTTATGTAATAATAGGGGGGCCGTGGAGTCCGGGGGGGCGGGGGTGCGATCTGATCGGGGAGCAGAAAGGAGTGGATTCCAGCTACAAAAAAAGGTAATATTTTCAGACACTCCTATACTTTTAACAGTCTCTAACTAACCTGTCTTTAGTTGTATTTATTACCGCTACAACTAAGGCAATTATAATTGAGTGATTTTATCTTGAGAATTAGTTACTTGTATACTTTTAATTGATAGTAATTTCAGGAGGTTGTGGAGTTATATCTTTAGTGTTAGTAGTTTGTGTTAGTAATGACTCAAACGTATGCTTAACTTGCATAGTCTTAGCTGATGGTGTTAGGTTTAAAGTCTTGCCGATTAGCTCTAATGATTTTAGTGCAATTCCTAGTTCCTCCGATGCTAAGGCTTGCTGAAAAACTCCTTCAATTTCAGATACTAAGCGCGCCTTGTTCCATCCTGAACTTTTGATCTGGAATTTCTGATGTCTTTCTATTTCCCCCTGTATAGCACTATTTCTCAACAATGAAGCATTAGCATTATTTGCTGTACTTTTAGAGTATCCTGCACTGAGTGCTGAACCTTTAGCGTTTCCAGTTTCGATGTAATACTGCACGAATCTAGCCTGTTGCGGATTTAGATTATCTTTCATGTTACCAATTAAAAAATAGTTTGATAAAGAATATGAACCGTGATATACTGTTATTGATTAGTTATTCATAGGGGGTAACTAATCACCTTCCAATCATACATCATAAACAGGAGAAATACTATGATGGTCTTTAACTATAATTCCAGAAAAGAACTGAAAAATAACATTGGTAAAACTCTCGACTATACAGAGACTTCCATGTTTGGCAATGAGTATACAAGTAATGGTACTTTTTGCGGTTCAAACCGTCCACAAATCCCAGAGTATGGTAATAGTGGCAGAGAGTTTTTTGCTACAGTTACCATGCAAAATAATTTAATTATAGCAGTCAAATAGTATTAGATTATAGCCTAGGTAACATCATTTTAAAGTGGTGTTACCGTGGGTACAATATAGTACCGTTTCGCTTCAGAACGTGGAGCATTTTAATAACAGGAGAAATGACGTATGAAAAATACAAATCCAAACGCAAAACACCGCAACCCGTTTGCTCAGGCTTGCTGGTTCCATAGTCCCTCTCATGCTTGGCTTGCGGTTCCTAGGGAATTATTAAAACGGTTCAATTTAGAATCAAAAGTCAGCTCTTTTTCCTACCAAAAAATACATCCAGACGGTACACCAATAGTTTTTTTAGAAGAAGACTGCGATGCTACGCTTATTATTCAAACTATAGGTTTAGATTTTTATAAGATTGCAGACGGTAACGGATGGATTCAAACACATTCAATTGGTGATATATTTTTTAGTTCTGCATGTTCTTATACGCATTGATAGTTAGGTAGCATTTGTTTAATCGCAAGTGCTACTTATGGTATCAATGTAGATGCCGTTTAAGTAGTAACTCAAACAGGAGAAATGACGTATGGAAGTAATGGTTAGAAATATGATTAGTAACAGTGGAAACAGGGTTGCAAATCAATTCATTATTCATACAAAGACTGCAACTTATTTTCAGAGCTACAGAACAATAATTGCTAAAAAACTTGCTAGTAATGGTAAAGTTTTTCTTGATAAAAATGGCTGGAATTATTCTGTAACAACTGGCAGATATCGTAACCAGTTTTTAAATGAAAATATTGCGGAAACTAGAATAAAGATTAAGTCAGGAGAATATAAACTTAAAGACCTGAATTAATCATCAGTTAGTGTCTCAGGGTGCATCAGTAATGGTGCATCCGAAGATGTTAATTGATAGTCAACTAGCATCATTTTAATTGTAACCTAAACAAACAGGAGAGTGTCTATGATAACTAAAAAAATGATAGGAGAAGCATTGCAGAAATTCATCGAAAATTATGATGAAAATATAGCCTACTGTGAGTCTCAACGTGAGTTACGTGCTGAGTGTGAAGCCAGACATAAGAGGTTAGAAGAACAGAAAAAACAAGCCTTAACTAACGAACATAATTTTAATTGTGG